CGGCGCCTTGTAGTTCTTGCCGACATCCTCGACGGGAATCATCGCGGACTGCACGAAGTAGCGCTCGCCGCCTTCGTAGGGATTGCGGTTCTCAAGCGCGCGCCACTCGTTGCGATTGATGACTCCGTTGAACGCTTGAATTTGCAATGCCTCGGCGCGGCTCTTGGCATCACCGCGGAGCAGCGAGTCGAGATTGAACTCGCAGAAAAGCTCCGATTGCTCGGAGGGAAGGAAGAGCGTCTGGTTGTAGCGCTGCTCCGTGCGCACGCACCACGGGAGCATGCAATACATCACGAACTCGAGGGATTGATGCTCGATGTTGTTATTCGTGGAGCGCTCAAGGTCGCCGATGAGATGGAGCGGCACGCGGAAGATGCGGGCAATCTCGGCGACTTGAAACTTCCGCGACTCGATGAACTGAGCTTGCTCATGATTGAGCGATATGCCCTGCCACTTGAAACCATCCTCCAAGAGGATCGGCTTGCGGGAGTTTTGCAGGCCGGAGTATTGCTCCGCGAAAGATTTACGCAGACGCGCGTAAGCATCGTCCGTGAGAGACTTGTCGCCCTGCAGCACGCCAGAGGGGTTGGCGCCGTTGGAGAAGAAGCGGGCGCCATGCTCCTCGGCGGCGAGAGAGATGCCGATGGCTTCGGCAGCCATGCGGATGGGAGACCACCCGATGATGCCGTTTCCGCCGAATGACCGCTCGTGCAACACCTCGCCGTGGCGGAGGCGCACGGTGTTGCCGTCTTCGTCGACGTAGTCGTAACGCAGCTCTTTGCTGGCGGAAGCGCGGCAGACGGTGACGCGATCGGGATGCAGTGGCCAGATCTCGGCGGGCCGCCCATCGGGGCGAAACTTGATGCGAGAGTATCCGTTGCCGCGCAGAGCCTTGGCACCCATCGTCGTCTCGCGCCATTCGACGGAGGTCATCTCGATATTGGGCGAGCCGTGCAGGAGCTGCGCGACGGGATGCTCGTTGATGCGCTCCTTGCCGCCGGCGGGAAGTCGACGGTAGACGTTGAGCGAGATGGACCCGATGGTCTCCGCCAAAACTCGGACGCAGGCGAATACCGCGGCCGCGCGCAGGGCGGACTCGGGATTGACGCGCACGCCGGAAGCGGTGGCGGCGCCACCTCCCCACAGATTGACGAGCCAGGAGGCGGGATTCTCCAGCCCGGATGTTTCTGAGCGACGCTCGAATGGTCGTGCGAAGTAGCTCATGACGCCTTGGGCGGGTCCTTACGCTCCAAGTCGCGCAGGATGAGAAGACCGATGACGAGCAGAGCGGCGGGGCGGCCGAGGGTTTCCCATATCGCCGCCGCGATCAATCCCGTCGCGACGAGAGCGAGGATAGATTCAGGGCGCAGCGAAGTCGCGAGGGTGACGCAGATGCGCGCCGCCCGACCGGCGACGCCGGCGAGGCGGAGGATTGGCAGGCTGCTGGTAATCCAGCGGAGAGACGGCATGGGCACGCGCAGGGTTTTACGCGGGCCAGCGTGCGGCTCAGGCTCTCACGGCATCAACGGAGAGTTAGGCACAGTTGCGACAGTTGCGCATAGTTGCGACAGCGCTACACGCGCCATGATAGGGAACGCGCGTGGTCCTACTGCTTGTTGGGCTGGCTCAGGGCGGAGGCGATGGCCTTGAGCATGGCGAGGTCACGACGCAGCTTTGCAGCGATACGATCATCACGCGCCGCGCAGGCGAGGCGGTCCCTCTTGGTGAGCTTCCGGCCCGCCGTGGATGGGTGCATGTCGGCGATTGCGTTCCAGTGCGCGTTTGTTCCAGTCCGCCACGTTGCGCCCATCTGCTCGCGGGCCTTTACCGCCTTCTCGGTTTCAGCAATTTTCTCAGCGATCCAGCCCAACCAGCCGGGCACAGCACAACGCGAGAGAACGTCACTTGAGGTTGTCGGCTTCATTGGTCGCGTGGCTGACCCGGATCGTTCATAAGGTGCGGACCCCTTGTTTTTCATAGATAGACGCGGCGGCCGCGGATGCTCCGTGGATCGTCGCGCGGCCGATGCCCATGATGGTGGCGACGGCGCCGTCGATGTTGTCGGAGTCGCGCTCCTTGCGCGGGTAGACGTTTTCCTTGCGGTCGACTTGCGCGATGACGTTGCCGATGCACCAGGTCGTTATCGGGTTTCCGTCGTGCTCGATCGCGCGGGTGCGCATCAGTGCGTCGAGTTTCTTCATCGGCTCGGACATGTATTGCACTACCTGGCGCAGCTCGAACGCATTGACGTTGCGCTTGCGCAGCTCGTTCAGAAATTCGGTGGCCTGCCACGGATCGAACGCGGCTTCTACGACGCGGAACGCGGCGGCGTCTTCGTAAATATCTTCGCGTATCTCGGAGAAGTCTAGGACCTGTCCGGTGTGCACGGTGAGCCAGCCTTCCTCGGCCCAGCGCCAGAGGTGCTGATTCTGCGGGAGCTGCACGGTGTATTGCGGCGCGTAGTAGCGGCCGAATACGGCGAAGCGGCCTTGCGGGCGCGGGAAAATTTTCACGACGGCAGCGAGATTCACCTTGGTCGCGAGGTCGCCGGCCATGAAGCACGGCTCTCCGCGGAGATCGAGTAAGTCGAGCGTGTTCCTGTAGCACGATTGCCAAAACTCCATGTTGAAGTAGGCGGCGACGGCGAACACCCAGACGTTGGCGTGCTTAGTCTTGAATGAGCCTTGTTTCGCAGCCTCGCGCTTCGCAGACTCGAGGTCCTGCATGATGTTTTCCGCGATGACTGATACGCCCCAGTTCGGGTTGGCTTTGCGGAGGCCGAACTCAGTTTTCCACTCGGTCTCGGGATCGTCGACGGCGTAGATGAGGACGAAGCGATGGTCTTCCTTGAAGACGCCTTGTAGGAGCTTTTCTCCGCTGCGCCAGCGATCGCGGGCAGGGCTCTCGACGCTCTGTCCAGCGGTGGAGATGACGAGTTGCAGCGGTTGCTCGCGGGCTGCCATGCCTGTCTTGAATGTGTCGAACTGCTCGGAGGTCGGGTGCTCGTGATACTCGTCGATGATAGCGCAGTGCGGCGAGGCGCCGTCGCCGGGCTTTCCGATGACGGGCTCGAACTTCGCGAGCGTGCCTCCGCTGAGTCGGTGGAGCGATTGCGCGTTGACGAGGATGCCGAGGTCCTTCTGTAGGCGCGGCTCGGCAACGCACATCTGGCGCGCGGGGCCGAAGACTTCCCATGCCTGCGCTTTCGAACCTGCGCCGCAATATACCTCCGCGCCGGGCTCATCGTCCTTGGCAAACATCCAATGTCCGATGACGGCGGCGAGTGTGGACTTGGCATTCTTGCGCGGCATCCAGATATCGGCTTCTGTGAAGCGTCGCCGGCCGACAATGCGACCGTTGGCGAGCGTGCGCGCCGTGCCACAGCGGAGCCAGCCGAAGATCGAGACGAGGATGAAGCATTGGAATGGCTCGAAGCGGAGGCGGTGCGCATCGGGGTTGCGCGGGTCGCGGCGGGCCCATTTGCCCTTTACGTGCGGGAGACGCTCGCCAAATTTGCACACGCGCTCGGCCTGCTCGGGGTCGAAGTAGAACGGAAGCGCGGCGTTCGCGGTGCGCTCGCGAGTGTTTCCGACGGCGTGCTCAAGATCGGTGAGATGACGCTTACAGGCAAGATGTGTGAGTTTGCACGCGGGTATTTTGCCCGCGATGACGTCGCGGCAATAGGCGAGCGCGAGCGCGACGTGCGGGTGCGGTGAAGCCGCGACGGCTGAGCGCGCGAGCGTGGCGGGCGCTAGAGCCTTGCGCGGACGCGGGAGTTGGCGCCGCGTGCGGGGCTTAGAGCGCGGCGAGCGATGCTTCTTCGTCTTCATTTGTTGGGGCAGACACCTTCGATGCAGATGCGGGCGTCATGCCGAGTTCGCCGAGGAAAACGCGCAGCTGCGAGAGGAGCTTCGCGTCGTCCTCACCGCGGATCATCCGACCGGCGAGCATCGCCGTAGCCTGGACTGCCAGACGATCGCGCTTCGTAAGCACGCCCCGCGGACAATCGGCCACGATGCGTTCCCACGCGAGCTTCGCGTGCGCCGGAAGTTCTTCGGGAGCGAAACCAATCGGCTCTTTGCACATCGGCTCGTGCTTTCGCGCCTCGCGGCGCTGCGGATTTTTCGCGAGCGCGCCTGTAAATTCCAAGACGTTGGTGGGTTTTCGCGGTCGGGGCATCGGGAATTTGATTTGTGGAAATGAAAATTTGACTACCGCATCGGTCTCGCGCGGTTTTCGCGTAAGTTATTGATATACCCCCCCTGCCCTCGTAAGTCGTTGGCGCTTGCGTACTGCATAAGTCGTTGATGTTTGTGCGCGTGTAACTCATTGGCGTTGCGGTATTGCATACCTGTCGCGCCAGTCGGCGAACAGCGGCGCCGTGTTCTCGTCGGCGCGCTCCATGCGCCCAATGGCTGCGTCGCAGGCTGAGCACAGTGGGGCGTGGTTACTCTCGACATAGGCCAGCGACGGGTCGACGCGCAGCGGCACGATGTGATTGATGACGGCTGTGACGCGGCGGCAGCTGCGCTTGAACGGATCGCAACACACTGGCCATTGGCGCTTCTCTTGGGCTGCGATGCGTGTCCAGCGGGCCGTGGAGCGGATGCGTTTGGCCTCTGCCAGCGCAGGGTCATCGCCACGCACGTGCGCGTCGTAGTCGCGTCCACTCTGCTGTGCGAGGTGTGCGTGCGCTGCGCAGTAGCGCGCGTTCGTCACGAGCGCGGGGCAACCAGGGGCGCGGCATGGATGTGGTGCTCGGTCAGGCATCAGGCAACAGCCACCTTTCCGTGGTGCTTCTTCAGCATGTCGGCCCAGATGTCGCGGCGATGATCGCGGCGAACGTCCATCCATTCGCCATCCTCGTAGCGAGGCGCCTCGGGATAATCCTCCGGCGGATACTTTTCACGCCAGTAGGCTTTCCAGCCTTCAGGCTCTTGGTCCGGATCGATGCCACTGCCACGCCCGCCGCCGATGTGCATGAGACACGACGAATCTCCGGCGCTGCACACCTCGGCGCCGGTGTCGAGGATGTTGGTCATCTTGTCGGCCAGCATCGCGGTGGAGGTGTCGGAATTCTTCAGGGCGAAGGTGCCGCCGAAACCGCA